TGGGGATGGTGCCGCAGGCGTCGATCTTGAATTGCGCCACGCGATCATCGTCGGGCATGACGCATTCAATCAGCAGCTGGCCGTAGCCTATCGCCTGATCGATCATCCGGTTGAGCGCCGGACGCGGATACTTGATTTTCATGGCGGCGTATTATACCAGAAGGCCGCCTGCTGTCCAACTACAGGTCTTCGCCGGCTTCCTCGGCGTCCTCTGCGTCCTCTACTTCCGGCCGGCGGTCATCCGGGTCTAGCTCCTCGCCCACAAACGAGGACAGGACCGTACACTGACAATTGCATCGCTGCTCAGGCGGCAACAATTCATCGCCGGGCCAGCGGGCCGGATAACCGCCCACGTCAAACGTCTCATCCAGCGTGGCCGTCTCGCCATCCAGCTGGCAATGCTCCTCGCGCGAAGTGCTGCCGCATACGGACAGCCACTCCGACGCCATTTCGATTCCGGTTTCGGCCTGCAGCTGCTCGATGCCGGCATGGTGGCCGTAGTTCAAAGCGTTGCCGGTTTCCGTGCGGGCCGCGTTCATGGCCCGGTAGCCGGCTCGATCCGGTGCCGTCTCGCCAATCAGCTTGGCCACTTCGCGCGATGACAGGCCGCCTTGAATGCCCTGCTTGACGATGTTTTCGATCTGGTCCTTGGTGTGCTCGCTGATCTCCGTCCAGTACGGCTGGGCGAACGTCTCGGTCAGCCGCTGCTGGACCGCTTCCAGGAACCACACCGGCAGCTCGGTGGCAATGTCGTCCAGGTCCAGTCCGTATTCCTGGGCAAGGAACTGCGCGTACTCGCTGGCGGACGTGGCCTTTTCACTGGGCAGCACGGCCAGCTTGATCTGCTTCCGCGTGGCCGCGTACAGCTTGAGCGCCTGCTCGGTGGCAGCGCCCACCAGCATGGCCTCCACCAGCCCCGGCGCGATGGTGCGCTTCAAGCCGCGGTGCCATTCGGCCGGGTTGAAAATCTGATCCGCGATCTTGGCAGCTTCGCCGGCTGCGTTGTCCTTGTTCAGCTCGCGGTCCGGTTGCCGTGCAAGTTGCGCAGCAGCCGCGCGATACTGGCTTTGGAAAAAGGGCGCAGCCGACCGGCTACCTCTCTTTCCAGCCGGGCCTGCTGGCGGCGATGGTTGGCTTTCACGGTCGAGCGCTTGATCATGGGTATGCCGGCCGCCTTGAGGGCCTTGCCGGTGCCGGCGTTCTCATCCACGTCCGGCAGCTCCGGCTTTTCCTCCTCGTCCTCCTCGTCGTCGTCGTCCGGTGGCGGCGTGTCCCGGCCGGGCGGTGCGCCGCCAATCGCCGGCGCAGGCGGAGCCAGTAATGCCAAGTCGCCGGTGTCACCTACCAAAGCCTCTGCCTGGGCGTCGTCCATTTCGAACAGGAGCTTGAACGCCTCCACGGCGCTCTGCGGACCCATGGTTCCCATGCCCACCGCCGACAGCACCTGGACAATGACTTGGCCACCGCCCACCGTGTCCAGGAGCGGCACCCGCTTGACTTCTTCCTCGTCCTCGATGGGCGGCAGCGCCAGCACTTCCGTGCGGAACTCGTTGCGGGTGACGTCGTTGTTTTGGCGGCCGATCTGGAACTTGCGGAGTTTCAAGTCGTCATCCAGCGGCTGGCCTTCCTCAATCCACAGGTACAGCTTGGTCTTGCCGGCCGGCTTGTCCTTCTTCTTGGCCTTCTCGTCACCTTTGCCACCGCCAAACAGCGGCGCTACAAAGTCGTTCAGCACCACCGTCACGCCATCGCCCAGCGGATTGACGACGGTGGACAAGAAGCTCTGCTCGGCCACGGCGGCCTGGGCGCGATTGGCCCCGGTGACTTCGCCCACCACGATGGGGTTCACGTGGAACGCCTGGAAGATGCGCTTCTTCACCTGCTCGCCGCTGTTCAGCCAGTCCATTTCTGCCGGCATGTTGTTGAGCTTGTGAATGCCTGCGATCAGCCCGTCGATGATGGCCGGGTCGCCGTTGCTGGTCGTGGCTCCCCACACTTCCCGAATGGCGCGGATGGTCTGCCGACGCTGCGGCCCGGTGAGCGTGGGCTTGCCGCCGGGTGTGCCGTCTGCATTCCTGCGGTCGCCCACAGTCAGCACGACGTTGGGGAAAATGCCGCGGTCAAACATCTGCTCCTGCGACCGCTGGATAGAATCGTCCACCTTGACCGCGGACATGTTGGCCACCACGGGACTGATGCAGCCCTTGGGGTCCTGGGGGTCCGGAAAGTATGTGCGGCGTACTGTCTCCGGGTCCAGCGGAATGCCGGTGGATGCCCCGGCCGGCTTGAGCTCATAGCCGGTGAACAGGCCACCCTCGTGTTTGGGGACGACCCAGGTGGTGGGCGGCATCCACAGTTCCGGCCCGTTCTCACCTTCCCCGCCGATCCAATACGCCTCGCCGGCCAAGTACATGTTGGCCACCCACGTGAACAGGAATTCAAACTTTCCCTGCACGCTGTTGGGCTTGTTCAGCACGTCCAGTGCCGGGTGGGTGAGGTACGCTTCCACGGCCGCGCCGGCCGCCGCGTTCTTGATCCACCTGGGGAAGTGCCGGGCCTGGGCGTCCGGCCCCTTGAACAGCGGCGCACCCGATGGGCGGTAGCGCTTGCTGCCAGACCAGCTGGCGTCCTTGCCGTCGCCTTCCTTGCCCTGGTCGTCGTTTACGATCTCGCCGGCCCCGTACGGCAGCCCGGCCAACCGCTGGGCAATTACCGTGATGCAGCTGTAGACGTGCCCCTTAAACGCCGCATAGGCCATCTGGAGCTTGCGCTGGTTCTGGCCGCCTCCCAGCAGCCCACCCATGCCGCCGCCGGTCTTGCCGCCCGCCACGAGGGCCCCCACGTCCACGCCGCCGGCTTTCACAAGGGACCGCACATGGCGCTCGGCAATGTCGGCCCGTGCGCGGGAAGCCTTGATCGCGTCAGTGTAATGGCTCATCGTGATCGCGTTCGGGTGGCAGTCCCCGCCTCATGGCGTGAATCTGGGCCTCTGTCTCCAGACGTTGGAGTTCGGCCTCTTGCCACTTTATGAGCATTTCCAGGCGATGTTGCAAGACTTCATTCTGGGCGATGGCCAAGTCGCGCTGTTGGGTGCGCTCCGCCAGCTGGTCGTTTAGGTCGCCTATCTGGCGTTGCCGGTCGGCCACTGCCGCGGCGTGCTGCTGCTGCTCTCTCTCACGCGCCCCGGCCTCATTTTCGTAAGCGTCTATGGCACTTTCCTGCATGCACAGTGCCTCTAGCCGCTGCTGCGATGCCTTGGCGGCGAGCCAGCGAGGCGCGACGATTGCCAGCAGCCACCCCCAGGCAGCTGCCGGCCAGTGCTTGATGGGAAGCATAGTGTTAGCCGCCGCCTACTTCCTCGGTCCCTTCCGCGGCCCCTTCCTGCCGGTCGCCATCAGAAAAATCCGCGGCGGCCTCTGCCGGCTGGACGATTGCCCCACCGAACCCGTCCACCTTCTGCACGCCCATGTCCAGCGTGGGCGGCTTGCCGAACAGCTGGACGTTTTGCGCTGGCCTTAGCGGTGCGGCCGGCTTGGGCAGCACGCCCTGGTCCTTCTGCAGTTCACCATGTAGCCAATCGGTGGCTTCCTTGGTCCGGTGAATATCGTAGTTCATGCAATGGCGGTGCATGATCTGCCGGCCGCCGTCCGCTGGAATGGACGCTACGAGCACCAGCAGCCGGCCATGGAGCTGGGCCTGCAGGATGTCCTTCATGATGCGCGAATGCAGCTGCACGTTGGTCCCGTTGTGAACCATGACCGTGAGCGACACTGGGTCCGTGGTTTCCGGGCAGCCGTACCAATGGGTGAACGGCGGCTGCTGTTTTCGGTACGGGTGGAGCTGTACGGCCTCGTGCTGTTGGCCGCAGGATTCGCAGACGTGGATGTCGATGGTGGCCGCACCTACTGGCGCAGCTGTTGCGTCTTGGCCCATAGAAGTTCTCCGCTTGGCTGGGCTGTGAAGAATTAGTCAGCGGACAGGGAGGGATTCGAACCCCCGCACGATCTCTCGTGGCCTGCGTTCAAGGCAGGTGCGATCAACCAGACTCTGCCACCCGTCCAGTGAGGCCCGAGTGTATCACTCAGTCGTGGCCGGTGGCAATGGCGGCTTCGGCTTCGTTTGCCGCTTTCGCAATGCCTCCCAGCATCGCAGCGGGAAGCTAATCGGCAAACTGAAACACCTTCTGGTCTAAACGGCTCGCCGCAATTTCGCAGTAGCGCTCCTCAACCTCGATGCCAATAGCTTTCCGACCGAGCAGCTTCGCCGCTTCCAGGGTGGTTCCACTCCCGGCCTGCGGGTCTATCACGCCGTGATCACCGTATTGACTCACGAGCCATTTAACGTGCTCCAAGCGACGCGGGGACGGGTGCGGCAGGTTCTTGTAGTCAATGCCATTTGACGTTCCGTGGCCCCTGCCTGTGTGCTGCCGCTTGTTCTTGTTGTTTCGTGCGACGCTCTCGCCGCTTAACGCTCGCAACCCCGGCCGCGAAGGCGGTGCGTCGCCAAAGACGTAGGCCACGTCTGAGCCAACCATCACGCGCCCGTGCCACGATGGAAACGCATATCGCAGCCAGCAAACCCTAATGAACGGCAGCGACTTCGGCACGGCTAATAAAAATCTCGGATCGCTTGTGCAGCCAAGATGCACAACCAGCGTTTTGACTTCCAGTAGTTCGCACGTCTCGCGAAACAACTCCTGCGGGTCAGTAACACCGGGAAAAACCGAATTGGGCCACACTGGATCGCAGATACACACCGGCGGCTGCTGGATCGCTGGCAAAATCTGCCGGCAATCGCCGTGGTAAATCGTGATTCCGTCTTGTTCGTAATAAGGCGTCATGCTTTTGTTTTCACCTCCCCCACCCCGAGTTGAGAATGTCATCCGTCAGTCCGTTGTGCATCCGCACTTGCGGCAGACGGTTTTGTATGGCACTAGCTGTGGCATGGCGGTGTCCCATCCTTCGTGAGGGCGGCTTCAATCTCCGCTCGCCAATATGGGCCATCGCCGGCGGTGTCCATGTGGTCCCAATCGTGGATGCGTTTCAGTAGCTCCCGCAGCCGTTCCACTTCTGCGGCAGTGGAGAGGAGGGCGGCAAACTTGTTGTGAGCGAGCACCACGAAGTTTCCGTTCGCCTCGGCTTGGCTGAGAGGCAGGAAGCTTTTGTACTCATTATCCTCGCCAGACTTAAACACATCGGCATCGCTATAGTCCGGCCCATCCTGAATGCAAATCCATGTGTCGGCGTAGTTCACGGCGTGCCACTCGCCTTGCGTGCTGGCCTCATACGCCGCTCGCAGTTCGGCCACTTCCTCGGGAGTCAGGTCAGGCATGGGGTTGCTCCTGTAGGGCGGCTTCGAGTTCGTCGGCACACTCAGCCCAAGCAGCGCCTGCTATTCTGCACTCACTGCTCGTCATTCGCTCGGCACGCTTGGAACGTCCCCGCCACTTCGCTATCAGCGCCCGCGCTGCCTCTAGCTCGCTCGTCAGCCGGGCGATGGTGGCTCGTAATCTCTCAATCTCGTCAGACGCTTCGGCTTGGATGTAGTGGGCGTGATTCGCGTTCGGCAACAGAGCCGCAAGCCGCGTGTTGTGAGGCACCGCCCCGTCAGCAAGGGCATTCAATGTGTCGAGTTGCTTTCTCAACAGCCGCTCCCCCTGCCCGCTGGCGGCGTGCCAGTGGCCACGAATCAAAGTGGATACATCACCAGAAAACGCCCTGCCGCCCATCCACCCAGACCACCCGTTTTTCCCAACGATGATGTCATAGCCTGGTTCGTTATCTTCTGGCTGCCGAATCCATCGGCCCGGCTTGTCCGGCAACTCACAGCCAGCGGCAGGCTCGGCGGGGGCTGGTTCGTTCATCGGTCGGTCCTTTCGGTGAGCGGGCGATTGATAGACTGCGGCGTATTATACCGCACGCCACGCCACCCGCCAACTTACCGGCCGCGGCCAAAGTCGCGGTCGTTGTCCGCATACCCGCTGCCTGTGTCTTCGCGATACGCCTGCAGCAAATCACGTATGAAGTCCGGCGTGTCCGGATCGTTCAACTCCTCGTCGGTCAGCTTGGTGCGGTCGTCCTCGTCGCGGCTGCCGCTTGCCAGTATGTCGCCCGACACCTGATTGCCACGCTGGGTCAGCCCCTTGAACGCGCCACTGCCGGCGTCCGCCAAGTCCTTGAGCTTGCCCTTATCGAGCGTCTCATCCCCGGCCAGTGCGTCCAGCTCGCGAATGAAGTCGTCCCAATCCCAATCACCTTTCACGATGGCGATGTTGCCGACCTGCTGCTGCGCCGCCATGCCGTTCCAGCGAGCCGGCTTGTTGGTAGTGGCCCGCTCCCCGTACACGTCGAACCCGGCCAGCCCGGTGATGGTGATGTAGGTGCTGTGCTTGCCGCCCGACCCCGGCTCTTGCTCCATGCCGATGGCCACGTTGCCATACTTGGCCCGGTCCAGTTCGGCGGTGGACTTGATCCCGGCCTCGCGTGCCGCGTCGCCCCAGCGTTCAGCCACCGCGTCAGGGATAACGAACCGGAAGCCCAGCTGATCCGCTACTGTCTGCCGCAGCTTGCCCATGAGCACGCCGGCCGTGCGAGCGCCGGTGCCGCCTTCTGTGGCCGCCTTGTCCCAGAACCGCACCCACGATTCCACTCCATCCGGTATGGCGTCGATTATCTTCCACTTATTGCGCGGGAACTTAAGCCCCGCCGCCGGCCTGATCTTCCAATTGCCCTTGAGCAGCCGCTCTTGCTCCACCCGCGGCTGGGCCATGAGCTTGGCCATGTACGCCGGGTCCTTCTGCATCAGGATCGCGTTGTCCTGGAGCTTCGAACCGATGAACGTGAGCGACTGTGGCTCGATGGGATGGGGCTGGGCCTTTGACAACTCCGGGTGGCGGTCCATCAGGGCTTGCCGGTCGCTGTCCCACTCGAGCTTGCCGTCTATGCGATAGAACCACCGCAGCACGCCTGATCGTTCCGGGATGGGAAAGCCCGTGTCCTGATCGATCCACCACGCGATCAGTTCGGCCACCCATGAATCTGCATCCGGGTTGCACGTGGCCCGCACATAGGGAGCCACGCCGGACGTTGACCGGTTGCGGGTGAGCAGATACCAGAACTGCGTCTCGGTGAAGTGGATCAGCTCATCAAACATGATGAGCGGAATCTGCGAGCCGTCCCAGGCGAACTTGTCCTTCTCATGCTGCAGGTGGCTGAACGTGATCTTGGAGCCGGACTTGAACAGCCACTGGTGCTTGCCGTAGGGCTGGCCTCCCACTAGCGGGTACAGTTCGCCGCTGCTGTCCCACAATCCGCCTTCATCCACAATCTGCTTGTGGGTGCGGCGAAAGATGACCGCCCCGAACTTTGGATTGCGGACGTGCCGCAGCCCCTCCATCAGCAGCGCCCAGGATTTACCGCCGCCGGCCGCGCCACCAAAGATGACGATGTCCGCTGGCGAGGACAAGAATTGCTCTTGGGGCCCTCGCTGGGGCTTGATGATCGGCTGGGCCTGCTGCGTCTGCTGGCTCATGACTCGCCTGCGAACATGGCTGTGCGGGCGTACTCGGCTTTCACGCGATCTATGCCTCGTTGCCAGTATTTATGATCGACTTCACAGCCCACGAAACGGCGGCCGGTCCTTATACACGCGATGGCTGTGGTGAAGCTGCCAGCGTACGGATCAAACACCAGCCCGTCATCTGGAGTCTTGCACTTCTCAATACACCAGCTCATTATGCCGACTGGCTTTTGGGTCGGGTGCAACCGTTTTTTTGTTCCGGTTGCGTGGTTCATGGTCAGGTCGCGGCGGCAGTAGACCCCATGACCACCTTTCATCCATGCCATTTCGGCGTCTGATAAGAAGCTGCCAAACGCGCCGTCCATCCTCTTGATCCACACCAACGTGGTGCCCACTGGCAGACGGGCTGCAAAATGGTTCGAACCCCACAGAACCACCCGCTTGTACTCCAGCCATGGCGATGGATCGAACGGCTGATCATCACCCTTTACGTCGCCCCAATCACTGCGGCCACCAAATTGCCTCGCTCGGTGGTGGTGTTGGCCGCCGCTGAATCGCGAGCTGTCGGTATTGTGAGCCATGCCATACGGCGGGTCGGTAATCACGGCATCTACCGCCGGCAGTGAATCACGCACCGCTAGACAGTCGGCATTGATTAGCCGGATGCGGCCGTCAGGGCTGGTCCACTCATTGCTCATTGGACCCCCGGCAACGCTGGGTCGGCCATGAGCTCACGCACCGGGTCACGCCCGTTGTCGGGCAGATAGACCGCGATCCCCATTTCCAGCTTGCCTTCCCCGTCCTTGCCTATGTCGATCTTGGCCGCGGCCCTCACCGCTGGGTTGTACTGGCCCTTGAACTCCCGCGCGAACTCCAGCCGGTCGTGGTGATGCTCCTCCGCCTGATTCATGCGCTCCACGTTCAGCAGAACCGTGGCCGCCATGCCCAGCTGGTGTGGGTTGTAAGGCTCCGGCTGCTCGACGGTGCCGTCGTGGTTCTTCCAGGGCAGCCCCAGTGCCTTGTGGGACAGCTTCTTCACCACCAGCTCTGCCAGCTTGGGGTCGGTGGTCCAGCGTTTCTTTACCGCCCGCGCCACCAGCCGCATATCGGCGTGGGCGTCGCCTTTGCGTTCAAACAGGTGGGTGCCGCTGGCGTCATCCGGCATGGCCTCCTGGGAGGCTTGCTGCCCGGCCTGCTGGGTGTCCGGTGCCTTGGCTAGCGCTAGCCCACTAAGCCCGACAGAAGCAGGCTGCGGCGATTGAGCGTGGGCTGGCGGAGCGTCCGCGGAATGCGTGGCAGCTTGCGGTGCCACTGGCGTGCCCGGCTGGCTTGCGTCTTGTGCGGCGCGCTGCTGCCGTACGGCTTCACGTTCCTGCCGGGTGCGGTGTTTCTTACCACGCCGCGGCTTGAACTTGCGGTGCCGTCCTGCCTCAGCCCCTGCACTGGCTGTGCTGTTGTCGTCCATGCCTGCCGGGTCAGTCTCTCCGCTGACCGAACCGAAAAAGCAGCCGGCCGCTTACGCTGGGCGTGCCGTTGACGCGGACTTCCGGGTGCTGGTCGCCTCCAGGTGCGGTATCGATCCCACGCCTGTGCTTGACCGCCTTTGGCCTTCCGCCGGGACCGGGTCGGCTGACCTGCCCCT